TTGTAGTTGAATCTCTTCTACATCATATACTGTTGTTGCCAATTTAAATCCTCCTAGGATCTCGTCTTAATTATTGTATCATATCAGTAATACCAACACAATGCTAAAACCCCCCTAATTTCTTAGGGGGGTTTTATTAATTAATAAATTAATTATGCTGTGACGACACGGTCAATAATTAGTCCGTATTCAGAGCCACCCTTGTTACCGTCTGGAAGCAAACGGAATGTTACTGGGAATGTTGTTGCTGCGTTACGAGCAAGTGAGAACTGAGATTGCTGTACTGAAAGAACTCTACGTCCGTAGTATACTCTCTCTGTTCTTGTGATGTTTGTTCCTGACTCAGAAACAGTTGGTGCTGCACCAACTGCAATCAGCTGACGCTCTGTTGGCTGTACGCCAAGAGCACCTGCTTCAAGACCTAGAGTGTCGATGTCATCTCCTCTGTCTAGAGTTGATTGACCCTGTCCGAATACAGCAAGAATGTTCTCAAGTGTACCTTCAGACATTTCTGTTGCAATCATAACTTCCATTGACTCCTTGAAAAGCTTTGCTGTATCAAGAAGCTGATCTACTGTAACTGAACCGTATGATGGGTTGTAAGTAATCTGAAGACCGTTATTTGTAAAACCTACGTTGCGGAACTTAGGATTAAGTCCTGCTGCTGCTGTGTTGAGGGTATCTGTGTAAGATGTTCCATCAACAAATGCTACTCCTGCTGTCTCATTTGGTTCCATGTTTTCAGTGTAACCTGAAACAGTTGAATCCTTTACTGACAAGAACAATGGAGAAGCTCCAACAAGAATATTTCTTGCGTTGTTAAATGTTGCCATTGGTAAAACCTCCTGTTAAATAAATATATATATATTGACTTACTTTAAATTAAGCTGGCTAGGCTCTTTTCCTCTTGGTATAAGTTTATCTTACAATCAACTAAAAGGCAAACTAGTCAAATCTGCCGTTTTGTCCCACTGTCCTTGAATACTTTACCTCTAGGATGACATCTGCTGCCAGGAATCCTGCTAGCTCTGTAGATGGTTCAGTTGGGGACATTTCGAGTATAAGGGTATTGTGAAATATTATCTTGTCTGTAGACTTTGACATGTTTAGGTCTCTAGCTGAATCATCCATTCTTCTAAATACGTCAATCATCATGTTTCGGATTATATTGATTTCAGCAAAGTCTACTGAGTATATAGTAAATGATATCTTCTCGCAGCATATCATCCAGTTCTCCTCATAAGTGCTGCCTATCTTGTCATAGACTATATGAGTCTTTCCGCTCAAGAATTGATTCATTTCTGGCGCTTGTTGAACTGGAATAATTGGGATAATTGATTCACCGAGATTATCGCTATAGTAAGCATTTTGATCAATTATGTTGTTTGACAAAAGCTCTTGCCAAAGATGCTTTCTTATGTCGTACATAGCGTCTATTCCATAATTAGTCATTAAAATACTCCTCCGAATTTTTCTGTTAGTGCCGCCTCGGCCTGTAGTCTAATTGTACCTGGACTAAAGGAATAACGCACCTTGGCAATAGATGAAGGAACTTTCATTGCTCTTTCAAACTTAGCCCCAAATAGGTTCTGGAATCCAGACATCTTTATTGAGTTGCTAACCATTGGTCCACTAAAGTATCTACTATATGTTAAATCAAATTGATTTGTAGACGCCCTTCCTCCAGGGCTTTTTACTGTAACGGACTTGCCCTTTGGCATAAAAACTGTTTCTCCGTCAATTTCAAAAACTAATCTCTCAGCCGACTTTGGTCTAATTACAACTGGCATTCCCTTTTCCATGACATATGCTTTTCTTTCAAAAACATATCTGCTGGTCTGCTCTCTATTCTTAGATGGAACTGATGATTTAGAAAGCTTAAACTCATAATTAATTCTAAATGATAATCCAGCCCCGTCCATTTGGTTTAACTTAAAAAGACGACTAGAAGTTTGCCCTGTCTTATTCCACTCATAAACATGGTGCAATGACTTTGGCTTTGTCCTAGCTTGAGAATCAATGAATAGGCCAAAATCTTTTTCTATCTGATTAAATATTGTTGTTTTAAATAGTCTTTGAAATGCTTTGTTAGACTCTAGTCTGGCTGCTACGTTTGCCTGATAGTATAAGAATGCAGATATTTGAGCAACATTGCTATCTTTTAAAACGCCAGCCTGAGATGATCCTACCATCAATCTCTCTAGACCAGAAGAAGCTTGAAGTAGTGCTACTCCACTAGTCTCCAATTAATTGACTCTCTGATCTTTTAGCAATTGAGTTGTAAGCCATTAAATTACCGAATGGGTCTGTTATCGGTGTTGAGCTTGTTATTTCAAATACGGTTGGGGTATCATTTGGATAATTTAACTCTACCCATATTGGGTTATTAGAGCTGTCTCTAATGTTTGTTACTTTCTCTCTGTATGTTAATTTTGTTTCTGTTCTAATTTCAATAGTCTGATTATCTACATACTTAACAGAAATTGCTCTATTATCTCCACCCCTGCTTGTTGCAGAGTTGGTTATTATTCCTTTTGCAAAGCACGGTATGGTTCTTTGGTAAATCCAAGACTTTTTTATTGCGCCAGTATTTTGGTCTTGATAATCCTCTTGAGCATAAACATCTATTTTCATGCTAAGAATAGAGTCTACGATTCTGTTCATTATATCAAAACCATTGTACTTAAGACATATGCTGACAAAAGCTGGTCTGCGTAGTTGTTTCCAGTGCCGCTAAATGTTGCAGTGTCATATTCAAACTGCCAGTCAAATGTCTGTATGCTCTTTAGGTACTTGTTTCTCCAGTCTTTATCTTTAGAGAAGAAGTCTTTCATTAGCTCTATAGCTGCTAATTGAACTTCATGAGGGACTTCATCCCAACCATATCTTCCTTCAATTCTATAAGCCCCGCCATTAACAAATGACCCATTGCCGTAATCATTAATGCTTGGAGGAATCATTCCGTTAGCTGTATAAACAACATTGTCTAATAAGCCAGATTTATTGACCTTTATCCCGAATCCACTAGAAGATATTTCTACTGGAACATTCCAGTTATCAATGTTATTTAATCTATCTACTAAAAGAATATCGTTTAGGTGTATTGAGTGTATTTCATTTATCTTGTATGGCAAAGGAAGAACCTCTGAGCCAGTAGCATAAATTATATTAACATCATCATACAAATAAAATTCTTGTCCAGTGTAGCTTTCAATTAGCTTTCTTGCATATCTTTCTGCAGCAGCTAAATCGGCAAATGTCTTGTAGTTAGGATCAGACTGATCAAAACCAAATCCTAATGTCTCTGCGGCTTCTGTTAAATCAACATATGGCTTTACGACATCAAGCAAGTGCTCTTTTGTTACACTTTCTTCATCTACTTCATATTCCCAAACTAGCCTCAATGTCCTTGGTCTATCTGTTAAAGATATTGGAGGATATACCAGATATACGCCCCTATCTGTTTCTGCCTCTTCGGCAGTTTGGGTTAGAAGTAAAGTGTTTGGATTTATAGAAGGCTCTACTGATGGATCATTTGTTACATCATAAAATTTAACAGTAGGCAAAGAGTCTGCTTGGGCTATCCCGCCCTTCCAAAATACTCTTTGCTTTACTGGTGAGTTTGTTCCTACTATAATTTCCATTTGTTGCGTTTAAGCTTAGCCGTAATATTCCTGAACTTCCTTTGGTGTGGCTAAACGAAAACCCTCCTCTTTATCAAAAATTTGTTGAGCTGAGTCTTTATGCATTGCTACAAACGGATGAGTCTGAGTAAATGTGTGACCCATAATATCGTATCTATGGTTTGCTCTTGTCATCATGACCAATACTGTATCTTCTGTGCGCTCTGCCTTTGGATCAAATATTGGAAGAATCTCAACCTCTTCTTTTGCATCTTCTACGTCTTTTAGTGTTTTTTCATATACTGCATATGTAACACCTTCTTCTGCTAGTGCTGCAATTATATCCTGCTTGTTCTTAAGTCCGTCTGTTTCGACTGCAAACTCTTCTGCAATCGCCTTTAGTTCTCCGACCTTTAATGTGTCAAAAGACATTTATTACTCCTTTTTCTAGGTAAAACCATTATAGCATTGTATAATTAAAATGAAAAGCCCCCAAATTTAATTGGGGGCCTTTCTTAGATTAATTCCTAATTAGGAAGCAACCTTAACGTTCTTTACAACTACCCAAGCATCTGCCTGTTCGATTTGAACGCCAACACGAGTATACATTGTGTACTCGATTGAGTCCTTACGTGGCCAGAAGAATCGGTAAACAGTTACGTCACGCTTAACACCAACAACAACGTTGTTAGGGAATGTCAAGTGAACATCTCCGTGTGATCCTGTAGCCTGTGAGTAGTCACCAGTCTGTGTCTCTGGAAGAAGTGGAACTTCAACGATTGGAATACCGAAAGCGTATGGAGCTACGTATCCTGCTGGTCCACCTAGAGGGGCGACATCTCCACGGATGATGCCTGAAGCAATATCCTGTGGGTTAACATTCTGGATGTTTTGTGATGTTGCGTATAGGTAATCCTGGATCAAGTTTGATCCTGCAAGGAAGCGTAGGTCTGTGCGACGCTGCTTGTACTTACGTGGAAGTGCCTTAAGTGCTGAGTTAAATACAGCACGTGAAAGTCCTGCACCTGCTGCGTCTACGACGTGTGCATTTGCCTTGGCCTTCTTTACAACACCGTCAAATGCCTTGTAAAGAGCATCTGATGAAAGTGCTGTGTTACCGTTAAGTAGAACGTCTTCAATGTCGTTACCAGCCTGAGTTGCCATCATACGTGCGATGTGGTCTTCTAGATCTGGACCTTCGATATTGTCTTCTAGTGACTCTGTTGAGAGCTCCCAGTCAAGACGTAGCTTCTTTGTTGTGAGAGAGATCTTTGAGAATGTGACTGCTGAATTTGTACCAGTGTTGTCACCTTCTGTAGCGAGCTTCATAAGCTTCTCGCCTACTCCGATTCTATCAATTTCTGTTGTGTCAGACTTCATTCTGACTGTACGTGCGACTTTTCCAATTACGGTTGCGTCGAACATATAGTCTAGGAAACGAGCTGATTGCTCTGGGTTGAGAAGACCACCATTGCCGTTTTCAGACGCAGTGTGAATTCCATCTCCACCAGTTGTTGATGCGAAAGTTCCTGTAGCTGTTGTTCCAGCTGCGATTGCTTTCTCTAATGTTTCATTACTCATATTATTTCACCTACCCTAGTTAAATATTTCGTTTACGGAACCGAGGAAAGAACCGTTCCATTTTGATTTGTTTTTTGCTAATACCTCAGACCCGCCAAGGTCAGAGGACTTCTTAATTGCTGTATCGCCTTCTACGGCATCTACACGCTTTTGAACACCATCAATGGTGCTCTTTATTTCTGAAACAGCTGCACTAAGTGCGCTGTGCTTTTCTGCTAATTCTGTAATTTGAGCGTTAACGCCCTTGCTAAAAGTCTCTACAGTTTCCTTGATTTCTGAAACCTGCACTGCATTTGCCTCTGTAGCCTTGCTAAGAGTATCTGCAAAGAATCCCTTTAGGTCTACTAACATTTTTGCAAAATCAGGCTCTTCA